TCAGTAACTCCCTCAACTGGTTCTCTATCGCAGCGGTGACCAAATCGCCGCGAACCGCGTTTCCTGCGGTCTGATACGAGAGCTCCTCATTTCTAAGGAAGCAATCCCCCGTATCTTGCTTCTCTGCCATAGTGCGTAGGAATACTCATCTAGGTTGTCAGGCCTAGAGGTACCTTTGGGTACCCGCGCAACTATCCCCAGTGTTCTCTCCTCGTCAACCTGCCAGTTGGCATTGTATCTTCGAGAAGAAGCAGGCACTTGATGCTTGTGCTTCACTAGGATACCGAATCCATTAGGGTCCTCTGTATAAGGTATACGGCCGCGAAGGCCAACCTTCTGTACCAGGACAGATCTCAAAAACATAGAGGCTTGATGATACCCTAGACGCTTCAAATTATTGATAGCATCTATAAGGGCGGCATACAAACTTGTGTTCAGAGTACTGTACCCTCCAAAAAAGGGTACCTTGAAATGGAACGGCGTAACATCCTCACCTGAAGATGCAAACACCCCGCATGATTCGCGAAATGTCTGCGATCCCTTAAAAGACTTCTCGACATTAACAGAGAAGCCTAGTCTGATGAGGGCAGATATTACATCCCCCGTAACCCGTGAGTCACAGATGATGTCATCACCGAAGACAAGTGGCGGCTCCAACCTTCGTGTGAAGGGGGTGCCTGGTCCATGGAGTCGATGGATACCGTCCTTAACAATAGACGAGTATTCCTCTTCCGTAACCACATCCTCACCACTTACCTTTCCCAATATATGCGTCGCGTAGCTCTGAAGGGATATAGCCGTAAAGACAACGCACTGCACCGGGAAGCAGAGGGCAGAACCCATGGGCGCGAATTTCTTAAGAGAAATCGTGGCACCGTCTGGTGTAATGACCTCCCGTGTCCGGGTTCCGAGTAGGTAGTATAGCCATTGTGAAGGGAAGATTCCCTTGACTAGGTCAATATGAACCGAATCGGAGGCCGATGACAAATCCAAAGTATCAGAACTAAGATACTTAGATCCGTGGACGGCCGCATTCTGGTTAAATGTCTGATCACTAAGATGCACAAAGCGGGAAATGAGAGAGGTCTCCATAGAATGGTAGACCCACCTCTTTACCTCCTGTTGGGTATACATATACCCATTAGGCTCCATGCATATAGACCGGCTTTTAGATAAGTCTTTGAAGACGAATTTAAGCCGAGACCAGCAATAACCAGGACCTTCTTGCGATGGCACAGAGTTGATGCCATTAACCCCGTCACACTCAACCTGACCTACCCGCGTATAGCGGTTTAGACCGAATCGAGTAGAACGAAACGTACGACGAACTTTAGCGTCTAGAACTAGATTGCTTAACTTGTCCCAAACGTTGTCGACACCTCGTTCGGAGACCTTACCGGGGCCAAAACGCCCTAGGAAAAGATCATCCTCTAATGGCCGTAGCAGAATTGCGACGGCGTTACGAAGTGATCTCAGCTCGTTCTTACTGAACTGCTGGGACCGTAGTTTCTCCTCTATCCCATGCCAATCGCGTAATGCGATGGCGTCGAACGACTTGTCAATGTACTGGCATTTCTTCGCAAAGCGTAGGAATGTCAGCAGATAGGCAAGAAGTTTGGGGGATCCTGCACGATGGTATTCGAGATACTCCCGGTAAACCGGGGTTTTCTCAAACTCCTTCATGTAGGGGCGTATAGACGCCTCTGATCCGCTGCCAAAGTCTTCAGAGACGAGGCGGTGGGCCAGTTTCGAGTATTCCGAGACAACCTCAGTAAGGGGTTGTGAAGTGACCTTTTTAAGAAAGGCCTTCAAGACCAGTAATGGCTTCTCGGTTTCGAGAGGGGAATCACAAAGCAGCTTGACCCAAGTAAGTATAACGACACGTATGTACGCATCGTTCACTCCGTAGTCTACACCGCTATGGAAAACAAGGTCCTCCGCTGAGATGCGGAAGGACCCTACTGCGAGGACAGGATTGTCCTGCCCTAGCTCTGTCATTACGCAGCTGGATTCCACGGGTAGGTTGATACCAACCCACGGGCCAGTGCATCGATGCCATCCGCATCACTAACGGTGGCCGTAAGCGTGCCTGTAAGGGCAGCGAAGGCGCCGGAAATGAGACGGTAGATCTCCAGGTGACTGATTAAGGTCGCCGCGGGGAAATTGGCCGCGATTACGACAGACACGGGTTCCCGGCTAATTTCTTGATCGTCGACGTCAAGGATGACGTTAACGGTCTCGAGACGAACGGAAATGTGGCGAACGCCTCGCGCGTCATCATTGACCGCGAAAATAAGCGTAGTGTCCACATCTGCGTCGCCAGCTGGGAAAACGAACTCAGCCGTCGCTCCGCCCTTTGCTGTACGATCAGTTGATCGATGAGCAAAGGCTGTTGACGCGTATTGATATACGGTCAACGTAAGAGCATCAAACGGTGTTGGTGCGTTCTTGATAACTGAAGTGGCCATGGTGAAAACCTCCCTTTCGGAGTGTTATAGCCAGTCACTGCTCAACAGCAGTGGGTCATTGGGCGGAATAGCCCAGGGGAATATGTCTACAATCAGCTAGAGAGCTGGTAGACGAGTGAACCGACCACAATTGGGTCGGGCCCTTTCTGCTTTCTCATGAAATCGAATTTACTATTACGCAAATTCGGCATGATCAATGAAAGCTCGCGTTGATAATAGGTGATTCTGAACGGATCCAAAGGATCGGTCATGAGACCGTGCGTGTCCAATTCAGCAGAGTCTGGAAACCATGTGACTTTGTAAGAGTGCACACAGTAGTGAACTCGTAGAGCGAACAGTGCCAGTAGCTGATTGTCAACCAAATGAAGTCGTTCTGACTCATTGGTAAACCAATCAACAACGAAACTGAACGGTACGAGCGACCAAAGCCTACTAAGGTTTGGAAGCAACCCGACAGAATTAGCAGCTACTATCCCGCTGAGAGCGGTTGAGAGGTCCATCGTAAGATTGGCCTCGCAATGCGTCTCAAGGTGGAGAGAACCGGTACCGAGGAAATTCTCCTCTGGAAGGAAGTCGTATTTATAGACTCCCCTCCAAGTAACGGTTTTGGGCTTTGTGAGACTCTCAAGCTCAGCTCTGATTTCAAGCTGTGCGAGCTCTTGAATGTCACGTGACAGGGGCGCCTGCTGAAATCGATATTGAAGAATCAATTCAGTTAGCAAATCCAATGCTAGGGGAAGTGCGGAGAAATCACCCGCAGCAAGCTTGGCTATTACTTTGCCAGCTTTCCCCAAGTCCGGTAGTAGACCGAGGACGTCTGATAAGTGCTGTAGATTTTGAAGATGATTGGCCTTTAGGGTCAACAGATTTTCGTCTAAAGCATGAGAAAAGGCAATGAACGAGGACGGTCGAATGTGACTCATATTGAGTTCCACTAACCGTTCAAGATAACTGCTCTTCTTCAGATAGGTCCCCCCTGAGGAGTAAAAGAACTCTTTAAACTCAGGTGAGTCATACGATGAGATCGAAAGAGGGTTATACATAGCGCGAGGCGTCAAGGTCTTATCGACCGAGAACCCGTTGCCTTGTACACTAACCCCTAGGACCCCGCTGGCATTAGGTGTCGATGTCACATCAGTATTATCTGACACGACAAGCATCTGTGACAGAGGCCAAATGGTTTCACTACTCGACCTAAGGCCCCATGAGGGGCGCATCCAGAAAGACCAGTCAAGGTCTTTGTGGAACTTAGGCGAAGTGTTGACCAAATTAGCGTCCACATCGTATTCGCGGATCCAGAAGTCGTAAGACGCTCTGAATCGCGCAAACCGCGATAGCTGCCCAAACCCACCCGTATTTACAGGGTAACGATCGAGCGAGCCCCCCTTGAACGTCCAGTGCTTCTCATAGATGTTGGAGAAATTCACATCTATTTGGAAGGGACTGGCGTGTTCAGATAGCCAAAGGAGTTTAGCCTCCAGCCAT